CCAGTCTGGTATCTCTGTAGGCAAGATCTTCGGTCTCCGTAAGCCTAAGTACAACAGCGACGTAAGTGGCTCTGTACAGGACTTCGGTGTTATCGCTTTAGATACTGCACAGTAAGACTATCGCCCCCTCTTCGGAGGGGGTTTTTATTTATACAACTTAGGATAAATCATGAAGATTATTAGTGATAAGCCATTACGAGTGGCAACTTTAGGCGGAACAGTAGTGTTGTTTGAAGCGGGCGTTATGAGAGAAATAGCCGACGAGGTTGGCATATTAGCTATTCAGATGGGCGCAAAAGAATACAACGACAAATATGTTGAAGAAGCGGAAGCCGAAATAGCCGACTTTGAAGAAGTAGAAGAAGTCGAAGAACCAAAAACAGATGAAGCACTAATAGAAGTGTTACAAAAGTTAATGGAGCTAGGTAACCCCGAAGATTTTAAAGCTGACGGCTCACCAAAAGCCGCAGTTGTAAACAGGGCTGTAGGACGAACTGTCCGCAGTGAAGAACGCGAAGAGGCTTGGGAAATAGCCTTAAACTCTTAAGAGGTTAATCATGGCAGTCACGGTACAAAGCGTAGTAGACCGAGTACAAACAGTGTTACAAGATACAACAGGCGTAAGATGGCCCGTCGTAGCAGAACTTGTACTTTGGATTAATGACGCTCAGCGCGAGGTTGCTTTACTAAAACCAGATGCTAGCGCAACTAATGACACGGTTACTCTTGCTACTGGGACAAAGCAGTCTATCCCTTCAGGCGGCAACCGACTCCTAAAAGCAGTTCGTAATATGTCAGCTGCATCAGGCGGAACTGGAAAACGATCCGTACGACTTGTTGATCGTGAAGTACTAGACGCACAGACTCCTGATTGGCATGACCCAACTGTTTCAGGTGATGCAGCACATACAACGGTTGTAAAGCATTACATATATGATGAGGCAAACCCTCGTAATTTTTATGTATACCCCGGCGTAGCGGGTAGTGCATACCTTGAGATAATTTACTCTGCAAACCCTGCAACCGTAACTCAAAGCGGGTCATTATCAATTCCAGATATATACGCCAATGCCATTATGAACTACGTGTTGTATATGGCTTATATGAAAGACGCAGAGTACGCAGGTAATTCACAGCGAGCCGCTAGCCATTTCCAAATATTTACAGCAGCAGTAACTGGAAAAGGTCAGATAGACGCTATGACTAACCCTAATGTTGAGCGTAGAGCACAAGCAGCGATGGTATAAAACATGGCTACTTCATATGAGTCATTGTTATCAGAGATCATCCCTATGGTTCCGGGTTGTCCTGATACACTAATAGAGAATAACGTTCGATCCGCAGTTATTGAGTTCTGTGAGAAAACCGGAGCTTATCAAGCTGAACTAGACCCCGTTACTACCGTAGCTAATATCTATGAGTATGATCTTGAGGCTCCTTCAGGGACCAACGTACATAAGATTATGTGGGCTGTCCATAACGGCAAAGACCTAGAGCCTATTAGCACTAATCTGTTAGAACAGCGGTTACCTAAGTGGCGAGACACAAGCAGTGCTTCAACACCTCTCTACTACGTGAAACAGACACAAGCGACTGTATGGTTTGTACCGACTCCAAACGTCACAGCGGTTTCGAGCACAGTACTGCGGGTTCAGTTAAAACCAACACATACATCAACTGCATGTGATGACGAGATCATGTCGGATTATAGAGAGACTATTGTAAATGGTGCCCTCTTTCGACTATTGCGTTTGCCAAGTAAAGATTGGACAGATTACACAGGCGCTCAAGTTTACGGGTCATTGTTTCAAGAAGGACTCGTCGAGGCTGAGCGCAGAGCACGTCATGCTGATGAAGGCATCGCTAGGAAGGTAACTTATGGTGGGATTGGTGGAGCTTGGAAAACAAGACGCAACAGATACGGTAGTGGTAAATGATCCTATCTTTGCAGATATTCAAGTGCATGCGCATTGGGTATTACCTGCAATAGATGAGATTTTAAAGCAGCAACCTCAGCTTACATTTACATCGCAAAACGTTTTTGAGGCTTGTGAAGAAGGGACAGCAGTACTTTGGGTAGCCGATGAAGGCTTTGTAGTGTCATCAGGCGAGACCGACCCTTTTACTGGCGAGAGAACATTTTTAGTCTGGTTAGCTTGGGCTAGAGAAATTGGTCAGAACTGCGTAGTAAAACATTATAGTTTTTTTGCGCAAGCGGCAAAGGACGCGGGTTTTAAGAGGATGGAAGTACGAACCCCAATCCCGAAGATGGAGCGTTATCTGCTCTCGGAAGGCTGGGACAAAGACACCGTTATTTATACGAGAGAATTGTAATGGGCAGTAAACCAAAACAGCAAGACTACAAACCCTCAGAAGCAGAAAAAGCGTCCGCCTCTGTTGCAATGGCTGAGTACCAAAACTTTAAAAAGAAATACGACCCTTTGCTTCAAGAAATGCGTGACAAGTCTCGTACAGAGGACGTCACGACTACTTTAAGAGGCCGCGCGAATGCAGATACCATGCAGGCGCTTACTTCTCAACCTTCTTATCAGGCTACACAAAGTAACACATCTGCCGGGGACATGGCGCAGGCGTATCAAGGGCAGCTAGGTATTGCCAACACATCAGGCAAAGATATACAGAACAAAATGCAGACAAGTGTTTTAGGTACAGCGCGCGGTCAAGCAGCTGATGCTCAAACAGGTATGGCGCAAGCGTCGCGTCTAGGCACATCGCAAGCACTGACTAGGGCAAAAGCCAACCAAGACGTGGCTCAAGCTAAGATGAATGCAGCTACAAAAATAGGCACTGCAGTAGTTGGAGAAGGCTTAAAGAACAAACAAGGCGGGGGCACTTTCTTTACGCCCAACAAAAACGCAGGTACAGACAAACAAGGGTCATTTAACTCTGGCGGCAGCATGCTCGACAGATTAGCCGCGTCAAAAGCGAGAGGTTTCTAATGTCACAAATGCCGGGAAGTGGAATAGGTTACCAATATAACCAAACGGGCGTAGCAAACGACCCTCTATTAACTACCCCGGGCCCTAGCGGTTCGGGCTTGGGCTATACGGGTTATAGGGGCTATCAAGGCCAGATGCCAAACCAACAAAGCGGGCTGCCGACTGTTTCAGACCCTGATAAAGCCTATGAGGCTATTACGCGCGGTGAGTATTTTGACTTTGTTAATAACTACGGCGGCTTTGAAGATGAGCTTATAGAGAAAGCAAGAACCGATACGAGCCTCATCGATGCGGCAAGAGAAGACGTAAAAATCGCTTCTGGGTTAACGAAAGGTATTGCGGACAGAAACGCATCTCGTTACGGAGCAGCACTTACGCCTGCCCAGCTCCAGCAGCAAGGCGCTACGTTACAAAGAGCAAATACGCTCGGTGGTATACAGGCCGTAAGCGATGCACGCATTAATCAGCGTGAAGCTAACACAGCGTTGATGTCTGACTTAATTAATATTGGACAAGGCGTTAACCGGGCATCACAAAGCCAGATGGGCTCTGCAGCAGCGGACGCTACTCAAAGAAAAAACGCGTATACACAAGCAAAGGCCGCATCAAAGGCTAACACGTATAGCACCCTTGGTAGTTTAGGCGCTATGGCAATAATGGCATTTGCCTTTTAAGGAGATTTAAATGGCCGTTCAATCAACAGTTGGCAGCTCGATAATAGATATGATCACGGGCGTAGGCCGCTCTGGACAGCAGTTAGCGGCTACTCGGGCGCAAGAAATTAATAATACAGCAGGCTACCAAGCGCTCGATAGAAAAGCTAGCCTAGACTTGATGGACGAAATCGAAGGCGCCGGGAACTATCGCGTTGACCCTACAAGCACTGAGGGACAGCTTTTTAAATACGACTTCGTTCGCCTAGCGAAAGAACGACCCGACCTAGCCAAAAGGATACTCAACCGCGACTCCCGTTTTAACAGAGCTACCGATGAAAACGGTCGTGTTATAGAGACTCAAATAGATAGTTTTCAAGAAAACGCTGACGGGTCTTTCAGCGTTGTAGTAACAAGGCCTGATGGAAAAAAAGCCCCCGTAACCAACAATAGAACCGCGCAAGACGATGACGTTGTTGCACAAATACCTCTTGACGAATTCGGTCGGTACGGCTCAGATATCATGACCAGTATACGAGGGGCAGACGGAGCGTCGACTTATATGCGCGACGGGGCCCTTATAAGTCAAGGCATGATTAGCCAAGCAGCAAAAGATGCCGCTGCTGAGAAGCACGCTGATGACCCAACGGCACTCTCACAACTCGTATCTATTATTAACAGTGCTACTGGTGAAGACCTTGATGCAATAGCAACAGATTTGGGCATCGACCCTGTCGGTATACGAGCAGAAGTAGAGCAGAACAGTGCGCCAGAGCAAGACGAGCCGCAGACTGAAGCTCCTGCGGAGAAACAAGACGCACCCTTAACCAAACTAGAGGAGTTAGATGCAGAAATTGACCACGTGGAGGAACGCATAGCTAATGGCCCGCCTTTAGCCAGACGAGCCCTGCGACAACGTTTGAACAAACTTAAAAAAGAGAGAAGAAATGTTGACCCACAAACTGAGGTACGGGAGCTAGATGAGAAAATCGCACAAACAGAAGACCGTTTAGTTAATGGTCCGCCTTTAGCCAAGCAAACGTTACGTATTAAGCTAGACAAACTTAAAAAAGAGAGAGAAGCCTTAGCCCCCGAAGCGAAGCCTGATACGACTGAGGATATGGTTGATACGACTGAGGATATGGTTGAAGCAGGGATAGAGGCACCCGTACCAGTAAGAACCGAAGAAGATGTGAAGAACGCGATTATAGAAAGTCTAGAAAACCCTTCAGATGAATTAGCTGCAAAAGTGGCGGCCTTGATGAAGAAGAAAGGCATTACTAAGCCTGCGGACTTATCAAAACTCCCATCCCAAGAAGTTAACATGGCTGTTTGGCTTATGTCCTCTCGTATGCCGGGAACCGTTGAGGACAAATTGAAAGTAGCAAACGAGTTGTTTAACTTCGCAAATACCGGGTCGATGAGTACGACTGCTGATATGCAGAGAAAAACCGATCTAGCAGTATATAAATTCCAACTTGCTAACCAGAAGCACTACAGAGACGAAATAGCTGAAGGGGGCGTAGAATTTGCAAAAGCAGTTGACTCATTAGGGGTTGTTCAGGCGGGTACTATTAACGACGACGGCGGAGCAATGGAACCAACAAAAGAAGCTACTATCGAGCTAGGTAAGATTTTGACTTTAGCAGCAAACCTACAGGGATCTAAAAAAGGCGAAGCCAATAGAAAAGTCGCAATAGAAGCGTTTATGTACCATCTACAAGGCATCATTGCATCAGATGTTAAGGGCTGGACGGATTTTCAGGGCATGTGGGACGACTTCTGGAACGACAACGGTTCATTTAAAGCAGGTAACGATGCACTAAGTGGGCTTATTCGAGCGAAAACAGACAGCACAGGTAAAGTTACCGGGCTTATATTCTCCGATGGTAAAGGCGGTAGTAACGATTACACGGTTACCCTGTCAAAACTAAGCGAGTACTACGCAGGTGATTTGCTCGACGAAATCACAAAGTTAGCTAAACTAAACAGCGAAAAAGCGGCCACCTAATGGCAAAGACTCAATACGCTAATCTCGCAGAAGAAGCTTTTGCGACGGCTTTTACAGACCAGTACGAAGGCGTCACAGACGGTATTGAGGCGGACACTAGTATACCGACGCCCGTTACCTTCGGAGAAAAGCTCGAAGCAGGGTTTGACGCAGGACGTGCAGGTTTATCCGCAGGTGCTCAAAGCTTTTTCGCTATTGGTAATGCGCTTGTAGGAGACGAAAAAGGCGTAGCCGACCGACTAAACGAGTCAAAGTTCTATAACCAAGAAGCGGGTAACGCCCTTTCCCAGCTGGAGTCGTTTCAAGAGTTCTACGACAACCCTACGTGGGACGGTTTTGCAACCCAGTTTGCTACAGGCCTCGGACAAGCTGCCCCCTCTGCAGTTGCAACAGTAGCTGCTGCACTAGCAACCGGAGGCACAAGCATCTTAGGTCAAGCGCTAGGAAAAGGAGCCCTGTCAGTAGGATCAAAAGTCGCTATGAAGCGGGTTATGAAAGAGGCTGCAGATAATGCTGCGGATGGTGTTGCCTCAAAAGCAGAAAAAGAGCTAGTAGGACAAGTATACAAAACATTTAAGAAAGGCGCTTATGCGGGCGCAGCAGGGACTTCATTTGTTCCTTTAGCAGGTCAAAATTTTGACGAAGGTATAGAGGCTGGAAGAGCCCCCGATGCAGACTTGGCAATGAGGTCTTTACTTGTAGCCGCCCCCCAAGCCGCGCTAGACGTAGCTGTAGAAGCCGCATTATTAAAAAGCTTTACTAAAGTCGTAAAAGAACGAGGAGGCAAAGCGCTAAAGTCTGGCTCGATGGCTGCCCTCTTAAAAGAGATTGGAAAAGCGCAAGCCGTAGGTACAGTATCAGAAGCCGCAGCTGAAGGTGGACAGGAAGCAATATCGGTAGTCAATCGGGCCCAGATGGACCCTAATTTCTCGGCCTCTTCTGAAGAAGCGTTTATGCGCATTGCCCAAAATGCCTTCTTAGGTGGTGTCGGCGGCTATGGTATGGGTTCTGTCGGAGGCACTTTTACAGGAAGTGCGAAAACTATCTTTGCTAAGGCGGACAAGCTAGCAACGCAGGCTCGTGAACAGCGAGCAGAACAAGAACAAGAAGGCGAAGAGTATGGAGACCTAAATACAGGTAACACTACTCAAGAATCTATGGCGGACATTAATGCACAGTTATCCGCTATGTTTGACCCCACCAGTACAAAAAAAGCTGTTTGGGCAGCTGGAGATATCAGCGATTCGTTTAGGCAGAACATACCTACTGATAACACAACTACTGCGATAGAGATTAACGGTAACAAAACATACGCCGCCCATATCCCTGAACGCGGCGTTATTGTTGGGGATAAAGCCACAGTTGACGCAGTAGTAGCAGAAGGCGCAACAGACCTGTCTTTGCAGCAAGCTCTTGGCTACAGTCAGAACAAACAAGAAGGCGCTAGAACCAACATCGTTGTACAAGCAATAAACAGAGACGGTCAAATTGTCTCTGAAGAAGTTACTGACAAAGAAGGCTTGGGTATGGCTTGGGACGCAGCTGAAGGTTTGGCTGGCTCAGGCGGAAAAGTTAAAAAAGTATCTCTATCCAAAGCCTTACGTGCTAGAAAACAAAGGCTAGACCGTGAAAAAGGGCCTACAGTAACTACCCAAGAAGACGGCCTAGATAAAGTAAGAGAAGAGCTTGGCGCTCAGTACGACATTGACTATGGTCCCGAAGTTAGGGATATGGATGCGTCTGGGGGTGGCAAGCGCCAAAGCACAAGACAGGTTTTTAGAGATAAAGTACTTGCTGGACTAAAAAACGTCTTGGCAAAAAACCCAGACGACACGCGCATATCAAACTTAGCAAAGCGCTTTGAAGAAGGCACTGTTGAGCAACAAGACGAAATAATTAGAACTATATTTGATACCGACCCTAGTGCTCAAGGAGTCACTGCTAAATCAGAACCCGCCGCAGTTGAAGAGGTTAGTACCGCTACATTTAAAAATGACCCTAAAAAAATATATAAGAATACGCTATCTGCGCGAGAAGCTTACGTAGCGGCCTTTGGTCAAGTGAATTGGAACGACCCTTTTTACAGTCGAATGACAGAGAGTTTTCTTGAGAAAGCAGCGGCTCTAAAGGCAGAAGACCCGTCAGTTTATGTTGATGCTGACAGGGACTCTAAAGGAGAGGTGTATCAGTATAAACTCTTTAAACAAGAATCTGAGACTGCAACAGCCGACTTCTTAGATCCAGCTGATATAGATAAGGTCTTAGATAAAGCACAAAGCAGTCAGTACTCCGATGGTGGTGCCTTTTTAATAACGCCTGACCAAGCGCCCTCCCCTGTAAACCTTGTCAATCTTGCGGTAGAAGGTACAAAAATACTACGTGATCGGGGCGAGACAAACTGGGATACTCCAGCCGCCAACTATAAAGCAGGCTTAATCGAGTTTTTGAAACAGCTCAGCAATGCCCAACCAGATTACCAGATACAAATAGGCCGAAGTCTGACTACCTATTCGTTAGCTGATGTATTGTCAGGCGAAGTACAAATAGATGAAAGAGCAGGAAACACTACAGCCGCCCGTATTGACGGTAAAGACATAACTTTGTTTGATTTGATAGAAGCAGATAGTGACTCAGCGCTACCAACAAACAAGCAAAAATACAAAGTGTCTGGGACAAGGACTGTGAAACAGCCTTCTGCTAAATCTAAAACTACAGATGCTAAAGTTAACAACAACATTGACACCAGCACTACTCAAATTAATTCTAGGTCTGAACCCACCCCACAATCAGATACTGCTCAGAATAGTTCAGAAAGCCTTGCTCGTCGGAAGTCTGTTGAGGCGATGAATCGAAGTCAGCAACAGTCTACTGAACAAGCCGCTAAGTCTGAATTTACAAATGAGCAAGAAGTCACAGAGTACTACAACACAGCTGAGCAAGCTGACGCGCGCGCAGAAGTACTACGTTCCAAGTATGGTTTTGATGTGACCGTTACTGACCCTGTTACAAAAGAAGAAACAGGCATTGACAGAAAACCTATCGAAGTACCTATCGATGATGGCCGCGAAAAACAGGGTACTCCTGACGACGGTCCTAACGATGCGCCCTCTACTTATCTAAATCTAGAAGGTGGCAAGAGTACAAAAGGCAGAGGCGGAAAGGCCACCCCCAACACAAAACCTAAATTTATCCCGGTTCAATATCCAGCAGGCGCGGTTAATAAGCTTGTAACGCAGATCGCTGATGCGATGAACAAAGTGATTAAGTTAAAGAACTCTGTTGTAGTCATGGGCGTAAAGCAGCTTAAAACTATGACAGACGCCCAGATCAAAGGGATGTTTGATGACCCGCGAGTAGGCGACCTCATCGTAAGACAACTAAAAGATCTATCTAGGAAAGACTCAAAACTAGGTAAGTACATCGAGTTCGGCGATACGCACGTTATTCTTGTAGATAATACTAAAGGCAATGAACTACAAGCCGCGTTAACAGTGGCCCACGAAATGGGACACGCATTGTTCAACGAAGAGCTAGATGGTTCTTTGGAGCGAGGCCCCACACGTGACAGGCTGCAAAAAGCCTTCATGCGCGCGCAGAGAAAGAAAGGCGCTCCAGCTGCCTACCAAGGTAATAACCCTTACGCATTTGAAGAGTGGTACGCAGATCAAGTTGCAATTTGGGCAAAGTCTTTTCTGAATAAACCTTTGACCTCTAAAGGGCTAGTAGATTCACACTTCAAAAAGGTTGCAGCGAAGCTTCAAAAAATGTGGAAAGCTTTAGACAGGGTCATACGCCAACGTTTCGGTGCTAAATCTAAGAGCCAAACTTTTGATGCTTATATAAATGCTGTCGTGAAAACCAGAAAAAATACTAGTCGAGCGCCGGGAGTGTCTGCTAGAAAAACCGCTTGGCAGAAGAAAGCGATCGTTCGTGAGATGGAAAAGGCCGTAGAAGACGCTGGTGCAAGAGACCCTATTCTACGATTGCTGAGAGGTTTTAGTAAGCTCTTAGACAATCCAAAAGGACGAATGCTGAAGAAGATATTTTTACCGGAAGACAACATTCTCCGTAAAATAAGTCCTGTTATAGCTGATATGTTTTATGTCCAATCCAACAGCGGTAGTGGTTTGCTAGGCTTTCTTAATTCCAAAACAAATCGCAGCAATGCAATACTTAACGACCTAGAAGATATACTAGGCGCAAAGTGGGATACCAAAGAAGTTCAAGACGCGCTTGCCGAAGCAGCAGACGATAGCATTGATACTGCAGAACTAACTGGAAAAGCGAAATTAGTACGCCAGTACTTAGAAAGTTTATACGACAACTACATTGCTTTAACGCCGGGAAATCAGATTGCTAAGGCTAAGAACTATTTTCCTGTCTCACTAGCCTTGGCTGAGATATACAACGATCAAGAAGCGTTTATATCCCTTGTTAAAAAATACAATCCTGACATGACCGACACTGCTGTCCGAGGTGTTGTTCACGAGCTAGTACGAAAGCGCGAGTATATAGTTGACAATGGTGATATAAGTTTTGATGCAACGAATCCTCAAAAAGTTGTTGAAAAAGCGCGGGTGCTTACAAAGAACATCCCGCCAAAAGAACTAAAAAAGTTTCTTGAAAAGCCTGAAGTCGCACTTATACGATACGTTCGTCACGTTACCATACGCTCTGAATTCCTTAGGTCCACAAGAGACAAAGACGGAAAAGACTTATTAGCAGAGGCAATGGCTGACCTTAGCCCAGATGAGAAAGAACGCGCTACTCATATTATCGAACGTTACCTTGGGTACACCACGAAGCCTTTGAACCCTGCTGTACAGAAAATAAACAGTTACTTACAGTTGTTTAACTGGATCACCCTACTACCTCTTGCCACTATTGGTTCTATACCAGAGTGTGGTGGGGCTATTGTAAATACTAGAGAGTTTAATGGCTTTGAAATGGCATTGAAGGCTATTACAAAAACGGTCAAAGACAGAGCGCAGGCTAAGCAGCTTGCAAGATCACTTGGCGTATCTGTTAGTACAGCAATGGGTAATCTTGGACTGACTGATGCAGACGCAGAGTTCTTAGACCCGAAAGTACGGAAACTTTCTGACGGGTTCTTTAAAGTAATTGGCTTAGATTTCTTCACTCGTTTTACACGTGAGTTTGGTGCCGCGATGGGAATAGAGTTTTTGGTTACACACGCCGCCGACACTGCTAATAACCCTAGAGCCCCGCGCTATCTAAAAGAGCTTAACGTTACTGCAGAACAGATTACTGCTTGGCATGCACGACAGCAAGAAGGCAAGCCTTATACATTTGATGGAGCGGATGGGCAGGCTGTGAAAGCTGCTATAACTCGCTTTGTTGAAAGTTCAATGTTGCGACCTAACGCTGCTGAGCGCCCTTCTTGGGGCAACGACCCAATGTGGACGCTTGTCTGGGCTTTGAAATCCTTCTTATATTCCTTTGGTAAAGTCATTATTGGGGGCGTTAAGCGAGAGATGCAGGTTCGTAGTCAAGAAGGCGCTACTAATTTCGACAAGATAGGCGGCGTTGCAATGATGGGAGGGTTAATGGCTGCAGCTTTCTTACCTCTCGCAATGGTTGGTTTAGAACTTAGAGAGATCGCAAAAGCTGGTATAGCGGGCGTATTGCCGGGAGTAGACGCAAACGCTCGTTACTTCCGATCAGACCGAATGGACTATGGCGAGTACCTAGGCGAGATGTTTGAGAGAGCAGGTTTTTATGGACCTATGGCTATATTTAGCGGGGCATTTGACCAAGTAGGTTGGGGTAAGTCGGGCTTAGGCAGTTTGTTTGGGCCGACGGCAGGCCTCTTAATTGATGATATCGGCCTTGGGCTTATTGAAGGCAAACGGTGGGAGATTTTACCCGAGCGAATCATCCCCGGTTACAACTTAGTTTTATAGGAGTTACACATGCTGAAAATATTATTAGGGCCAATAACAGACATAGCCAAAACATACTTGGGCAATCGCGCTGAAGAGAAGGCGGCTAAACACCAAGCGAAAATGAATGTTATCCAAAACGATGCTGATTGGGAATCAAAGATGGCTGCTGCCTCTGCATCTAGTTGGAAAGATGAATTTTGGACTATCGTTTTAGCAGTCCCAATATTTATGATTGGATACGCAATTGCTATGGACGACATGTCTGTAGTAACGCGAGTCGAAGCGAGCTTTTTAGCTCTATCTGAACTACCAGAGTGGTATCAATATCTACTGTTTATAGCCATCTCAAGCTCGTTTGGTATAAAAGGCGTGAGTAAAATTATGGAGTTGAGAAAATAATGGACGACGACCAAGTTGCGAAACGCTTTGATAGGCTGGAAAACAAAATCGATAAACTTGTTGATGTTATGGCAAGTATGGCGCGCGTGGAAGAGAGGCTAATAGGTCAGGATGCAAGATTAAAAAGACATGAGTTTCGTCTCGATGAAGGCGAGAAAAAAATAGACGATTTAACTGAGGCGACGCAGACAAATAGTTTTGTTGCAAAAGTTGGAACCACGCTCGTTTCAACAATTTGGGCGGGACTTGTGGCGTACCTCTTTTACCTTTTTAGGGATCAGTAATGGAAGAATTTAAGTTTTTTAAGATAGAAGATTTCGATTGTCAGGAAACAGGCAACAACGAAATGCATGTTGGTTTTGTCCATAAGCTAGACCAACTGCGGGAAGCGTGTGGGTTTCCTTTTATTATAACTAGCGGATACAGAGACCCAGAAGGCCATAGCATTGAAAAGGCAAAACAAAAACCCGGTACACACGCGCAGGGAATTGCTGCAGATATTGCTGTCTCAGGAGGTAGCCAGCGAATGGAGGTTGTGAAACACGCCGCCGCTCTCGGTTTTACTGGTATAGGCGTAGCAAAATCTTTTATACATGTTGATATAAGAACTACTACTCCAGTGCTTTGGTGCTATTAATTGGTGGTAATATATTAGCTTTACTAATACAATAACTAAATCTATAGGTACAGAACATGGCTTACTCAGACACAATAAAACTAGTGACTGGCGACACATTGCCAGAACTGACTTTTACTTTAAAAGACAGCAACACTGCTGCGTCTGGTTTAACCCTAGACCAAAACAATAGTGACACTTGGGCACCGATAAATGTTACCGGAGCCACGGTAAAACTTAGACTCCGTGAACTAGGAAGTACGACTGTTAAAACCACCTTAACCTGCACCGTGACTAATGGCAGTGAAGGTAAAGTAGCGACTGACTTCCCTTCCGGGACACTTGACACTGCAGGCACGTTCGAGGGTGAGCTTGAATTAACTTTTTCCGGTGGCGGCAAGCAGACAGTACAAGACCTAATTAAATTTAAAGTACGAAGTGACTTCGATTAATGGCATATCGCGTTGTAGTTGACAAACCACGCCAGATACGCGCTTTAGCTAGCCGCGCGAAGGTCACTGTTGCCGATATAAACCTCAAAAAATCACAAGCCCTTGTAACCCGCACTTCATATGCCGCTGCTATTAGTTCTCAAGTGCTCAATGCTTTTGCTTCTTATGCACAGCCTACGACAGAAATTTATTACCAAAACCTTAATGCTATTGATGTGGTCTTGGACCCCTACTCCCTTAATAAATACTTCCGTCTTGAAGAATTTGGCATATCTGACGCGACATCCTTAATCGTAGGAAAACAAGCGGACGAAACCATTGGCACATCAGACCAGATACAAAACTTAGTAATTGGTAAATCAGCTACTGATATTTTAAATATCGGAGACTACGTGCATGTGCTATTAGAAATCATGCGAAGCTTCGACCACAGCCTATCTACAAATGATACACAAGTACTTGGGGTCGACCTAAGTAAGTCAGACGCATTTTCCACAGCTGACTTAACTGACATATATTTAAGTAAAGCCCTAACGGACTCCCTAAATCCAACGGATCTCACATCTCTATTACTAGGGAAAAGCTTTGCAGAAACAGCAGCTGTGACTGACAGCTTTGCAAAAACGACAACTTTTGCTCGTTCGTTTGCTGATGCTTTCACTCTTGATGATTTCACTGATGTCAACGCTATCAGAAAGGACTCTACTGCAGCGAAGAATAACGTTGTTGGTTTTTCTGATACACAGTCCTTTGGTACAGAGAAAACCCTACAAGATTCAGCCACTATAACCGAGAACGCTGCTTTGTTAACTCAGCGATCTGCTACAGACAGTTTTTCTGTTACAGAGGCATTCCAGAAAGTAACTACTTATAGCCGGGCGTTTGCTGAGACGGCAACCCCATCCGACGCTAGCACTACCTCTTTTGAAAAAGGGCTATCCGACACTACGACAGTGTCGGACGCATTCCAGAAGAATGTTGCCTTTAGCCGAACTTTCTCTGACTCAGTTAGTTTTGCTGAACAATCTGTTGCCACTTTTGAAAAGGGGCTTTCTGATACAACGTCTGTTACCGAAGCAATAGAAATCACAACGATGTCTCTGGCGTCGTCCGTATTAAACGCTGGCGCGCTAAACAGCTCGCCCCTTAATAACTAGGAGCAACCCATGCTACACGATAATTTACACATGACCGGGCACTTGTCTATCGCTATTAACGATAGCGTTGTCCAAGAAGTACCTAACCTAGTCGTCACTGATGGCAAGGAATACGTCGCTAGTCGTATGAAAGACACGACTCAATCAGCTATGTCCCATATGGCTATTGGCACAGGCTCAACTGCCGCCGCTGCTGCAAATGCTGCTTTAGGGTCAGAAGCTGACCGTAACGCTTTAACCTCTACAACTGTGTCTAGCACTTCTGTTACATACGTCGCTACGTTTGGCGCTGGTGAAGGTACAGGCGCAATTACTGAAGCAGGCCTGTTCAATGCTAGCTCAAGCGGGACTATGCTTTGTCGCACAGTATTCGCTGTAGTCAACAAAGGCGCAAGTGACTCCATGACTATTACTTGGACCGTCACTGTAAGTTAAGCAAATTAGCAGCCCGAGGTATTAAAGATGGCGGTAAAGTTTAGTAACAACGCTGCTACGACGTTAGCTGCAAATGTATCCACCTCTGACACATCCATTTCGGTGTCAGACGGTTCTGTGTTCCCTTCTATTTCCGGGGGGCACTATACGTATGCAACACTAGAAGATATAAATGCAAATCGTGAGATTGTAAAAGTTACTGCTATTAGTAGTAATACCCTGACGGTTGTTCGCGGCCAAGATGGTACTTCTGCGCGAGCTTTCTCTTCGGCTGATAAGTGCGAACTACGTATTACAGCAGCTTTACTAAATGATGTTGCGTCTCAAGCTGATACAGATACCAACACCACCTACTCGGCAAGCTCTGGAATAACGCTCACTGGCACTACGTTCAGCCTGACGGACAAGTCTGACTACGACACTGCCTTTAGTTGGGGCAATCATGCATCCGCTGGGTACTTAACTAGTCACCAATCTCTGTCTGGTTACGCCACCGAGTCCTATGTTGGTACGCAGGTTAGCAACCTTGTTGACTCCTCACCCGCTACGTTAAACACATTAAATGAGCTAGCGGCGGCTTTGGGAGACGATCCGAACTTTGCTACAACAGTATCGACTAGCCTTGGGAATAAACTAAACCTTTCTGGCGGCACTCTCTCAGGCGATCTTCAGACCACCGGATTGTATGTTGGTTCAACAAATACCTCCTTTGATTTTTACAACAATGGCACATCATATCTGAATGGTGCAGTCACTATAGATAATGCCCTTAGCATTACTGGTAGCAGTGCGGCTTTGAGTGTCTCAGGTAGCGTGACAGCCGATTCGCTTACTGTTGATACCATCACTATTGATACAGGTACTCTATCCTCAACCGCCTCTAATTTTATATTTGACGCGGCAGGTGAGATTCATCTTGATTCAAGTGATGGGGTTTATCGTCTGCGCCAAGATGGTGGCGATATAGGTATGTTGCAACTGTCAAATAATGACTTAATTGTACGCTCAATGGTAGCAGATAAAGATATTCTGTTTAAGGGTTTTGATGGCTCTAGCCTTATCACAGCCCTCACCCTTGATATGTCTAACGCAGGTGCGGCTACGTTTAATGCAGGTGTGACAGCCGACAAATACATAATGACAGGCGGTAGTCAGATAGGACAAGACTACG